TATGATACTGACATTTATAGAGTTCGTGGTCATTATCAAGTACAAGATATTGATTTTAATCTAAGCCAATTTGGGTTATTTTTAGATAATGACATGGTTTATATGACCGTGCATATTAACGATTTTATTAATGTAGTAGGGCGTAAACCAATGCCTGGAGATGTATTAGAATTTGTTCATCTTAAAGATAATTTTGCCTTAAATGATTTCGATACAAGCATGCCTCGTTATTTTGTCATAGAAGATGTAGGCAGAGCTGCTGAAGGATTTAGTGTAACTTGGTGGCCTCACCTTTATAGACTAAAATTAAAAAAAATAAGCGACAGTCAACAGTATGTAGATATTTTAAACCGACCTACAGATCAAGATGTTACCTTTGTAGGCGATTATGTTTCAACTAAAGTTTATTATGCGGGCGAAACAGTTCGACACAATGGTGTGTTTTACACTGCAAATGAAGAAAATACTAATGTTGAGCCAGGCGATAGTTCTACTTGGAAAAACTGCTATACACAAACTATTAAAGATATTATTAGTACTAGCGGAAAAGATTTACAAATTAACGATGCTATTCTTTCTGAAGCAGAAACAAATACGCCTAAAAGCGGTTATGAAACACAGCAATTTTATACGTTGGCCGTAGATCCATCGAATGGTAGACCTCTCTTAACAACAGTAGATGATATGCTAACAGATGCTAGTCAAGAAACATCTAACAGTCCAGATGCAGGATCTATTCATAAAAGGCCGCAACGAGCAGGATACACTGGTTATCTTGTTGAAGACGGTATTCCTGATAACGGGTATGCACTATTTGGACATGGAATTGCATTTCCTCTTGATGCTAAAGAAGGGGATTATTTTTTAAGAACTGATTTTTTTCCTAATAGATTATTTAGATTTAATGGTGCTCGATGGATCAAGAAAGAAGATGCAGTGAGACATACATTGACAAATACAGATACTCGTCAAACTCAAAGAACTAGTTTTATTAATAATACTAACACTAATGTCATTAACGAACAAGTTGTTACTGAAAAACAAAGCTTAAGTAAAGCGTTAAAACCAAAGGCGGATTTCTAATATGGAATTTTTTTATGATGGTCAGATAAGACGTTACTTGGTTCAGATAATAAGATTGTTCAGTAACTTTACAGTGAAATATAGTGATGGAACTTTAGTAAGGGTACCTGTTGTTTACGGAGATCCAGACAGGCAAGCTGCTAGTATTGTTAATCAAAATAGTGAGAACACAGTAATGGGCGCACCTAAAATTGCTGTGTATATTACAGATCTGGATCTAGATAGAAACAGACTAGGCGATGCTACTTATGTAGGCAAAGTGCATATTAGAGAAAGAGATATAGAAACAGGAGAATACACAAGTACGCAAGGCTCCCAATACACTGTTGAACGACTGATGCCTACACCTTTTAATCTAAGTATTAAAGTAGACATTTGGTCGTCTAGTACAGAACAAAAATTACAAATTTTAGAACAAATTTTAACATTTTTTAATCCAAGTTTAGAAATTCAAAGTACTGATAATTATCTTGATTGGACTAGTTTAACTGTAGTAGAATTAGAGGATGTAACGTTTTCTAGCAGATCCATACCTCAAGGTACTAACATTAGTATTGACATAGCAACATTACTATTAAAAACTCCTATATGGTTGACTCCTCCAGCTAAGGTAAAAAAATTAGGAATTGTAACAAACATTATTGCTAACATTTTTGGATCAGTAGGCGAAGCAGATCCTGGATACATCGACGGATTAGGTGTAGATGTTAATGCTGGCACAGTTGATATTTCTCAAACAGTTGCAACTGAAAAAGTAAATTGCGGAAACCTAGGATTAATAGTAACTGGGAATAGTGTAAAATTAACTGCCAACGACGGAATAGGCGGTTACTTAAATTGGCGCATAATTTTAGATCAATATCCTGGAAAATATAGAGCTGGGTTGAGCAGAGTATTCTTATACCAAGAAGACGAGTCAGAAGTAGTAGGATACGTTACGCTAAGTCCTTTAGCCAACGATGAAACTATAATGGTCGCTAATTGGGACGAAGATACCTACCCTACTAATGATGCAATAACTGGTCCTTCCAGACCTAGCACAGGTTGGGGAACTTTTGATGCAGTAGTCGATCCGTTGAATTTAGGACCAAACGGATCTGGGTTGACTCCTAGCGCAGGAACTAGGTATCTGATTATCGATGACATTGGAGACATCAATAATTCTGATGGACCGGACGCATGGAAGAACTCTGATAACAGCGACTTTGTGGCAGAAGCCAACGACATCATCGAATGGGATGGAGCACAATGGCATATAGTGTTTAGTGCAAAAGATAATTCAGAAAACTTGATTTATCAAACTAATATATATACACTTGTACAGTACAAGTGGAATGGTATAAGTTGGGTGAAAAGTTTTGAAGGCGAATATGCGAGAGGCGAATGGAGACTAGAACTATAAATGATATTATTGATTGTTCTGGAGCATTAATTTTTTCCAAAGTTACCAAAAGATTTTTGTTATTACAAAAGAAAGATGGTAAACATTCTAAAACTTGGGGATTAGTAGGTGGAACTAATAACTATAATGAAACTGCTTGGCAGGGTCTTCAACGAGAAATTACTGAAGAATTAGGACACTTTCCTGATATTAAAAAAACAATACCTTTAGAAAAATTTGTCAGTAATGACAGTCTTTTTAATTTTCATTCTTTCTTCTGTGTAGTAGATAACGAGTTCATTCCTACTTTAAGTGAAGAGCATTTAGCATGGGGATGGTTTAGTTTGAATGCTTTACCTAAACCTTTACATAAAGCATTGGACCTCAGTCTTCGTAATAAAATTATTCAAACTAAGATCCAATCTATCATAGATATCTCTGACAGTCTTTAAGCTTGCGCTTCACCCCAACGTATAACAATGTTGGCGTTAATTGTTGCTCCAGATACCTTATACACGTTAACGGCTAGTACGTCTGGTCCGTTAGGATAAGTTCCTCGACCACCTAGCGTGGTATTTGTAAGTTCTTTCAATTCATTTAAACTAAGTACACTGGTCGTTCCAGGGCCAGCAACGAATGAGAAAACAGTTTCGCCAGGCAGCGCAAAAGGAGGAATACCAAATTTGAATTGTACGGTAGTTGTTCCTGGCGTAAATGCTGCTCCTATGCTGGATTGGTTAAAGTTCACACGAAAGTATGCTGTTCCAAAATAACTTTGCGATACAGCATTACTTACAAAAGTACCGCCTGGAAACTTAGTAGTATCGTCTACTTCAGTACCTGTAGTTGCTCCAGCACTTATCCAACTAGCACTTTGGAAGAATAGAACCGAAGTAGCTGTGGTGTTATAAGCCTTGGTCACAGTCAATGTGCTATTACCGTTAACATTAGCATTGGCATTTTGGTTCATAGCTACGAACCAAAGATTTCCTAATACACCATCATTGTACCAAAACTGTAACTGAGTAATTGTAGTATTTGCAGGAATACCAGTGCCACTAATCCTATCACCTACTGCCAGGCCTTGGCTTACGTATGTATTTCTGTCAGATTCTGTAATCGCAAAATAGTTTTGTCCATTTTCAAGACTTCTATTACTACGCCAAGTCAGTGCTCTAGCTGTAATACTTCCTGTAGGAAATGCTAGTGTAGTAGCAGTGGCAGTTGTTTGACTTGCTTGACTCCAAACAACAGAACCACCAGGAGCAATCTGACTGAAGCTTGGTTGCCCGCCTTGTGCTGACCCTTGTAATCCTTGCCAGGCAATATCCGACGGACTAATAGGGTAGTTTTGTGGATTTAACACTCCTTCTACAACAATACCGCCAGTGCCTGTATCAGCTGTAATTTCAATACCTTTTAGTAGTAGTTGCGCACGATTTAATAACTCGCGTTCTCCAAGATCTCCAACAATCGCATTGGATACACTAGGTGCTAGTCTAATTAAGAAAGCTGTTTTCTTAGTAGTTGTAATAGCCACGTTAGTAGCAGCATAGTTAAACAAATATCCTCGGTCTTCATCAAACAAACCGTCTGTTAAGAACGCACTACCCCAGTGACTAATGATTGGACTAATAGTATTACTAACTAAAACTACGCCTGTATTATATTCGTGTGTACTAGCAGATCCTGCTGTAAATGTTCTCGAAGCACCTGCTACAAAATTAGTCATCGGAGCTGCTCTAGTACAACCAGTTAAGGTATTTCCGCTCTTTCCAGTAAATGCTATTAATTCATTGTCAATCATTATGACGCCAGACTCGTTTGGAAAATTAGTCGCATTAACTAATGGAACAGTTGTTTGTGTAGCAGTAATTGAACTGACTAATTTATCTACGGCGCTTTCATTAATAACTTCGTATCTAACAGGTAAGTTACCAGTACGCATGTAAGCTTCGGTATTAGTATTACTATTTCTAATACGATGCACGAAAACATAATTACCGTTGCTGCCTCTTAGCATGTAATCGATGAATCCAGCACCGTACCATGTATATTGAATACCAATCATTTGCATGGTACTTACATCTACATTATAACCGCTTGGTCCATTGCCGTCTAATCTATCCATATTAAATTCATTTTGCGGAATAATTATATCTTCAACTTTACATAATTTACTACTGGTAGCGTCGACTGCTCCCCTGTAATCTGGAGTAACCGTCATACTAGTTTGACTGTCAACATTAGAAACAGTATGTGTCATTCCTTTAATAACAATTTTATCTCCAGCTTGTAATTGATCCCTGAATCTTGTATTTGTACCTGTAATTAGATTAGTATCCCTAGGTATACTCACTGTTCCTGCAAGTTGAAAGGTACTTGTTCTTCTGCCAACACTCAACGTTTGTCCATTATATTGCCAGAACATGCCGTTTTGTTCATCAAATACTCCTGCACGAACGGTTGCGCCATGCCAATTCACTAAGCTCATCTGACTTTGTCCAGATAAGGTAGCATAGACGTTACTTAATACTGTCTGTGCTTGTACTCTAAATTGTCTTTCATTTACGATATCAGCAACGGTATATGTGCCATTATATCCGGCAGTTTCTACACCTTTAATTTTGATAACACCACCGACCTGACATCCGTGGTCAACGTCATCTGTTATTATTGTAATATATGATCCGATTGCTGTGCCAGTAGCAGTCAAACTTTGCAAATCATAGCTTGGTGCAAACAGCGCACCAGTGGTATACATTACACCCTTACCTGACTGATAACGAATGTATTTCTTACTCATACGAATTGCTTGAGCACCATGTTGCGGGCCGCCTGTTCCTAACTGAACACCACCGTCATAAGGTCTATGAATAAAGTATGCATCTGACCTTGTATATACTGTTCCTGTAAGTGCCACCGATGATGTATCTACTGTTCCGCTAGTTCTTGCTGTGTAACGAATTCTTGTTGGTGTAGGAACACTTTCTACAAAAAATGGACCAGCGGCATATCCGTGATTAGTTCCATTACTACTAATAGATGTAGTAATACTAGCTCCGGGAACTAATCCGTGTGCTGTAGCAAACTCTACTTGAATGCCTGAAATAGCTGCGTAAGAAATTGAAGTACCATCTGCAATTGCCCCAGTCGTAACTTCACTGAGTGTTAATGCACTATAGAAATCAGCTGCCGATCCATTGACTGCTGTGCCTGTAGCAGTCAATGAAGAAATAGATCCTGCTGATACAGATTGTACAGTAACTTCAATATCATTAGCAGGCGAAGTTCCTTCTAAATCAGTTCCTAAAATTGTAATAAGATTGCCAACATCGTATCCAGTACCAGAATTATTAAAGTTCACAATAGTATATGAGCCTCCGGTTCGTGTTACATCGAATGTTGCACCTAATCCATCATTTGGAACATTAGTGCCTGACAATGAAGTAAATGTTTGATCTGTTCCTACTGCTGTGCCGCTAGTTATAATAGTTTCTACACCGGTTCCACTGTCTACTGATAACACAGTAATTGTAATATCGTTAGTTGGTGATGTACCACCAAAACTAGTACCAAGTAAAGTGATTGTGTTGCCAGGTGCAAATCCCGTTCCTACGTTATTCACTGATATCGAATAAGTTCCGCCATTGCCTGTGCTGTCATTAGCATCAGTTCTAATGATGTCCCAGGTAGATCCTAAGCCAGATCCAGATGTAGAATCTTGAGGATATGCCGTCTCGATAACACTTACCACAATACTGGTTCCAGTCCAAGAAATATCTGTTATTCCTCCAGAAAGATTAGTATTCGTTACTGTAATTGTAAGGTTATTAGCAGGAGTAGCTCCCCCTAAATTATTACCTGTTATGAGAATCTGATCTCCAAGATTATAACCGGTACCGGCACTAGTAATAGCGACATCGCCATATGCATTGCTTATCCTACTTACATCAAATTGCGCACTACTACCCGAGGCTGCAGAAGTTACGCCTGCTACATTTGTATATACTGCGGTATCGCCGACTAAATTAGCGGTAATAGGTCCAGATAATGATACTGTAGATCCTGACAAGCCGTTAACAAAAATTGCAGTCCCGCTACCATTGTCGATTGCCAGTCCTTCGAGAACCCCGCTAGGGTTTGATATATCAAACGAAGTAGCACCAGAATTTACAGTAGTTAAGACAGTTGTGCTAGCAGCGATGCCGCCTGTGCCTACTATACCTGAAACTTGGGTGCCTGGATTGATTCCGGATGCTGTTAATGGAGCACCTAACGATGGTGCTGAACCAGTAAAGGCGATTTGATCCGAACCAGATGTAGTAATGAATTCTGAAGTGATTGTGCCTACGCTGCCTGGACTATACACACTAAACACAGGAGCTCCTACACTAGCACCTGTATAGAAAGCAGCTTTTCTAAGTTGTGTATAAGTTGTGGCAAGAACTTGTCCATTTGTAGTACCAACTTTACTAGCACTGTAATAGGTAAATGTTGTAGTAGTTGGGACACTATTAACTAAGAAAGTACCTTCTGCTCTACTAAACCCAGTAATAGTATTAGCCAATGCCTTAATTGTGATCGGAGTTCCTAATATAAAACCATGTGGCCCTTGTGTAGTAACTGTAATTAAACTAGCACCAATATTTCCTGTACCTGTGCTAGCATCTGTGACTACACTAGACACTGTGGTATCTGTACCTGGAATTTCATATACACTAGGATATTGTCTTAATAATCCAATAGCCTGCCACTTTGTTGGCTGTAGTCCGTATTCAAAGTCAGCATCAAGCATAGACTGCGGTGTTGCTACACGCATACGTTCGATAGCATCAGTTCCAAAATCCCATGGACGGATTGTTAGCTCATTCGTTTCTACAAAAATTTGTACGTCGTCTGAAGAACTACTAGTACTAGTATCGGCATCTAGTGTTATTGTTGTGACATAATCTGCTGTTTGTAAAAATGATGGATAGTCCTCATCCCTATAAAATCCATTGCTATTGTAAGTGGCGAAATAATCTATTTCAGCTCCGTATTCTGAGCTACTAAAATTATAAAGAATTTGATTATTTGTTGTATTAGTAATTAATAATACTTCTTCAAGATTTATTTTTCCTTGAATCTTTAATTGTGTAACACCATTACTTCTTGAAGGAATACTCGATAACCCATTTTCTATTACACTAGATAAAATGTCTTCTAAAGTATAAATCCTTGCAGGAGCATTGGATTCATAAGTAATTCCGCCATTTGTATATCTTGATACTGTTCCTTGAAGTGGTGTATAAGTTGCCTGAGTGAAAATAAAACTGTTAATTAAATTTCTAATAAATTCATGTGTTTTAATTTCAGGACGACGATCACCATCGACTTGTGGAGTTTGTCCTTCCCAATATCTACTGGCTACAAATCTTATTTCAATGTTTCCGCCGTATCGTAAATCATTGGCATAGGCATCTAAAACATACCCAATATCTCGTTCACATTTACTAGTATCGTATACATAACCAGCGAAATTTCTCAGGCTTTGTGTTAATGGAACTACTGGTAAACTACTTAAACCGTTAGCGATAACTCCAGTAACTACACTAGCAAGACTAGTAACAATAGTAGTTGTGCCAGCTTCGCCTGCTGATCCTGAAGTATTTTGTGTGCTAGTAACTGGACTTTGTACGCTAGTGTAACTTGTTTTTGGAAGGATATTATTATTAATAATATCTCTTAGCTTGTTATGAGCAGCTACTTCTGGAGCTCTATTGCCGTCTACTTGTGCCGTTGTTCCTACCCAATATTGACTAATTATATCTCTAGTTCCTTCTTTGCCGCCATAGCGTATGTCATAGATATATCCATCAATAATATACCCTACATCGCGTTTACATTTAGCGGCATCGTATGTATAGCCAACAAAAGGAGCAATACTGCCAGCAACCTGTGTGGCAATCCAAGCGGTGATTTCATCTTTTAAAAATTCTTTATTATTAGTTAATAAAGTAACTGCATTGGGTTTTAAATTAGTTGCTGATAATCCAACTAACCCATTTTGAAGAACATTTAAAAATATTCCTGACAGTGTACTGATAATAGTAGTAGTACCAGCTTCGGCAGATACTCCAGTTATATCTTGGTTAGTTATCACTGGATTTTGAACAGTTGTTAAAAGTATTTTTGTTAAAATGTTGCTATTAATGATAGTAGCTAATCTTGTATGTGCAGCTATTTCTGCACTTCGGTCACCATCAATTTGTGCAATACCGCCTAGCCAATATTGTTGCGCTACTTCTCGAGTTTTTTCTGTTCCGTCATTGTTTAAATCATAGATATATGCTTCGATAACATATCCGACATCTCGTTTACATTTAAGAGTATCATAGGTAAATCCAACGAATGGAGCAATATTACCTGCTACCTGTGTAGCAATCCAGGCAGTAATTTCTTCCTTTAAAAATTCTTTATTTCTTGTAAGTAAACTAACAGCATTTGGATAAGAATTAATTTCTTGTAATACACTTAATCCGTTAGTGATAACATCTAACAAAATTTCAGATAACGAACTTAGTCGTTGTTGCATGTGAGTTTCGGCATCAGCACCTGATGTATTTTGTGCAACACCTCCTACTTGTTCTGTTGAATAAAGAGTTCTTGTAAAAACATTTTTGATTATTATGTCTCTTAATTTAGTATGCGCCCATATTTCTGCTTGGCGACTACCGTCTACTTGAGGTGTTCCGCCTAGCCAATATTGTGCTGCTACATATCTAATCTGTTCGTTGCCGCCATATCGTAAATCATAAATGTAAGCATCGATTATATAACCAACATCACGTTCGCATTTGTCAGCGTCATAGGTAAATCCTGCGAACGGTCCGGTACTGGCTGTTACACGGGATGCTATATAAGCTCTGATCTCTTTCTTTAAAAATTCTTTGTTGTTAGTTAGTAATGTTACAGCATTAATATTTAAATTAATTGCTTGATCTGTGGTTATACTATTACTAATAAACGCAGTTGCTTCTTTTTTAATAAATTCTTTATTATTAGTTAATAATGTATAAGCGTCAGGATAGGCGTTACTACTGCTAGCTACACCTGGTAAAAAAACATAATTTTGAATTCTTTTCTTTGACATTTAGTTCCCCGTTAAGCGCCAAGAGCTATTGCTAGAGCTGCGGCTGTGGCGTCAACATAATCTTTTCTAGTTGCTTTATCTGGACCCGAAGGCGCATTGTTAATTGTTATTTCATTTGCGGTAACACTATCGACTGTTAAACTGTTATTAATGGTTACATTAGTTGCTGTAACTGTAGTAGAGTTAATATTGGTAATATTACCTGTAGTACTATTTAAGGTCGTTACTGTACCAGTGGTACTATTTAAAGTTGTAATTGTACCGGTAGTGCTGGACAATGATATAGCGAAAGCAGTGGTAAAATTTGCTGCTTTAGGATCAGTACTACCGATGATAGTATTATCAATAACTCCAGTAAGACCAGGATTGATTGTAACTGTTCCACTAGGAATAATAGAAATATTTCCTGTAGTGTTAGCAACTAAACTTGACGTTACACTAAGATTAGTAATAACAGCACTAGCAGGAGTTATAGTACCAATATTCATATTATTAATAGAACCAGGAATTCCTGCTATGCTATTAATTGTAACTACGCCCTCGATGACTGAGAAGACAGGAGATTCACCGCCAATTTCTAATGAGTTTGTGACAAACGAATCGGTATCTAAATTATTAACCTGTAACAGTCCGTCAGCTACAGCAAAACCTGTTGTTCGAAACCCGCTATCGGATTTGAATTTTTTTATATAAGTAACAGGACCACTGCCGATACTACCGCTACCAGGTGTTTCCTCTTGAGGAGTATCATAACTTAATGCTTCTGGAACAGTTAGATCATTGATAGTTTGGGCATACGTTGCCACAAAAATTAATTTTGCGCCATCGAACGTAGCTATTGTTGGAGAAGCTTTTAAGCTAAGATAACTATCGTTGACAGTGGCAGTTAACGTAATTAACTCGTCGTCGATACTAACTCTTCCGTATACAACTATACTGGCTTCGGAGGGTCTTGCCACAACGAGAGCATTTAATACTTCTTTTTTGTTGCTATTATATTCTACAGTAATTTGATAGCTGACGCTACTGAAATCGCCCACATACCAGCGATCAATTTCAGTATCATTAAAAATTTGAACCCACTGCCCTTTATGAGACCAGTTAACTCCGGGTTTTAACCGTAACGTGGATTGAACACCCTGATCAAAAAAGCTAGGAAAGTTTAACATGTAATTCTACCAATATAACTGTATTTAGCATATCAGTATATTGGTAGAATTTATGTGATTAGTTGGAAATTTTTATTAATTTTCCGTATTCTGGCAGGAACAGATACTCGATATCGCTGCGTACTAATGTGCTGATAGCATCATCTAGAGTTTCAACTAGTGGATCACCACCTAAATTAAAGCTGGTATTAAACAGGATAGGAATTCCTGTTTTTATGTAAAAAGCATCTATCAGGCTGTAGAAATGAGCATTTTGTTCTTGTGTAACTGTTTGAATTCTACAAGTACCGTCTACATGTATTACACTAGGTATTTTTTCTGCTACGCCAGGTTGACAGTTTACAGCATACATCATATGAGGACTTTGTTCCATACCTCTAAGATCAAACCATTCGTGTACTTTGTCTTGTAAAATAGTACCAGCAAACGGACGGAAATACTCACGATGTTTAACTAGATTAACATAATCTTTACCATCTTTAAATGTTGGGTCAAACAAGATGCTACGATTTCCTAGTGCTCGTGGGCCGTTTTCACTACGTCCTTGAAACATACTAACAATATTTTTCTTAGTTAATAACTCGACTATATCTTCATAGGTTGCGCTAACAACTTCGCCGCCAGCATAGTTAACTTTTTCCAAGATTTCTTTTTCAGAATACTTGTGTTCTGGTCCAAGATATAAGGTATCCAGTGTTTGAATCTCTTTACTACCAGTTGCATCATGCCAAAACAGTAGTGCGGCGCCCATAGCAGTACCAGCATCATTGCTAATAGGCTCGACATAAATTTCAATACCTTCGTCTTTTAACTGTTCGAGGTACCAATAGTTAGCCACGCAGTTTAGACCGTATCCTCCGCTGATGACCACACGTTTCTTGCCAGTCATCTCTACAGCTTTGCGAATAAGTCTTAACACTTGTTCTTGAGTTTGTGTTTGAACAGCGTAGGCAAGGTCTCTGCGACTTTGAAGATAGGTAACATCCGGTGTATCTTCTCCTAGTTTTTCGTCTAAGAAATCAAATAGTTCTGCGTTTACTTTAGCACCATTTGGATAATTAGGTACAATTAAATTCCTATTGCTTAATGGAATTTTAGAATCAGTGTCAAACAGTTTAGGAATACTATCATTCTCTTTACCGTATGGAAAAAGTCCCATGGTCTTACCTGCTTCAATTCCGCTAAATCCACAGTACTCAGTTACGCCTTCATATACTTTAACAATGCCAGCTCGATCTGTAAGATGCGCTTCGTGGAATTTCCCTTTTTCTCCAAAATTATCCGACTCTAATTGTTCCCAGTAAATTCCAGGAACAGGTTCTAAAGTTCCATAGTGTTTATACAGTGTTTTGAAATTAGCAGGATAACCACAATCTACAATACTTTCAACTTCCCATATAGTCATAGGATCATTGCCATACTGAATTTGAATAAATGTACCAGCACCATCGACAATAACACTAACAGCATCATCCCAACCACTGCGATAAAACGCACAAGCACTATGTAATTTGTGATGCATGTAGCTAAAATCTACTACTTGTGGATGCGCATGTAAATTTTCTCTACGATCAATTAGGCCTAGTTTACGTGCTAGACCTGTATACACGTCGTCTCCGGTGTAGTCTACACGGGCTGCTGTAGTCTGGAGCGATTGTGTATGAGCAATAATAAGATAATCGATCTTATCAGTGTATTCTAATATTTTCATCATGCTAGCATAAGGACCGCCATCATACTTTTGTCGAGTAAGGCGTTCTTCTTCAATGCTAAAAATAACTTCGCCGTCTTTGAGCAAACATACACCTGCGTTGTGTCCTCTGGCAATAGCTGCTATCCAGCCGGTTTTTAAATTAGTATTCGATGTCATTTTTCTGCTTTTCCTAATATGGTGTTGATTACGTAATCGTGAATTTCTGGAGTCATACTCATTATGTGTTCGTGTTTACGATCTACACGTTCGTCTGGAGTAATTCTAATAGGACTGTACTCTCTCGAATCTTCCCCCATGTCTAAGATGTTAACTGTAGGAATATTAGGATATGACACATTAATTGGATACGTTGATCCTAATACTACAGTAGTAGGTTTGTTCATAGCATAGGCTAAATGCTGTCCCACACTGTCACAGCCAAAAAAATGATCAGCGTACTTGATAATAGCAGCCCATTGACGCAGTCCTACATTTTCAGGAGCTGCTACATCGTCTTTGTATTTTTCTTCTCTTAAGTCTAATTTAATTTCGCTCATCATGATAACAGCGAAACCTTGTTCTTGTAATTTTCTAATCAGTGTCTTTACATCTCTATATTCAATACTACGACTAGTAGGATCTACAAAACTTTCATCAATGTATTGGATGCCTCGACCAAACGGCTGAACAACAATAGTTTTTTCTTTCTTCAGTGTCTTCTTAATTTCTCCTATTACCTGACGACCGTGTAATAGTTCTTCTTTGGATAGGTATAGATTAGGTTTAGGTAATTCTCTAATTCCCTTACCGTTAATTTCGATGTCGAATGCCTGTGCTAGGCTGCATTCTTGATTGTAGTATTCCCATATTCTATAAGGCTCTGGACTAACGACATCTCTATCTTTAATTTTTTCTTTAAAAAGATTTTTGTGCCAATGGTCATAAGTTCTGTCATCTAAGGTCGGATGACCTTTGAATAAGTCTGTGCCACCTTCGCACACAATTATGAAATCTTTATCTCCGGATTCTTGTTCGTATTTTTCTAAGGCAGGAATTGAACAAATTACTCTTCCTGCTCCACCGTTGATAAAAAATGCTTTGGATCTACTCATTTAACCCTCGTAAAAAAGTCTGGCCTATTATATATCTTTTAATATAATAGCACCAGACTAATTAAGAGTCAATAATTTTAATAAATTTTAGGAGGATTTGCTGGGAATGGAAGTTTCCAATGATCAACATTAGGATAAGCAGTATTAATAGTGCTTAACCAAGTTTTATATTCTTCCAATTTGGCTTTTTCTTCACTAGTATAATCATTCTCGCCCAAGGATTTGGTTATCATAATGACAAGATTTGCTGCACCTTGAAGTACACTTTCTCTAGTAGTGGCATGCTCTCTGAATCGCGGAGTGCCGAATTCTCCATCTAAATAGAGCAGGTCCTGTCCATAGTAGTTTTGATTGATGCCGCCGCCGGAGTATGAGTAGTTCCAAGTTTCGCCTGTTGGCAATGTTTCAGTATAGTCCGGTATTGGGTCGTGTGTATAAGTTCCGGTTAAATATGCTGCTTCAAATGTGTTTTCACTAGCATCTAAAACGATAAACTCTGTCTCTTCGTCGTCGTCGACTAAATTACTCATTTGTAAATCGTCTTCTGTTTCTCCGGATCTAGCAATATATCTTACTTCGCCTGTGGGTGTGTGAACACATAAAGCAAGAAATTTTGGTCCTTCATATATAGCATCTACAGTTTTATTTAAACTAGTAGTTGTTTTATACGGTTCGTCTGAAATCTTAAACGTAAAAAATTTACGCATGTATACTCCTATTTTTAACTAAAGAATTTAATTTTAACAGCACCTTGTCCACCTCTAACACCAACGTCTCTGACATCGCCGCAGAAAGCAAGTCCTGGTCCGCCCCACCCTATTGGAATATAAGGACTGCATCCCATTGCTTCATAACACCCGCAAATACGATCTGAACGCCAGTTATAAGGATGCGGGGATCCTTTAGTGCCATTACGGCTAGTACTTAGTCCTATGATCAATCCGTGTAGGCCTTGTCCTGGAATTGGTGCTTCTGTAGCATCATCGCTAAATGTATAGCTAACATATGGAGTATTACAACAGCTCCACACGCCCGCTGGCCCAGGAACATGCACCATAAAACAGCAACGTCCACTTGCTGTAGGACACTGACAGTTGATTGTTATGCAGCTAATTCCACCGCATAGGTTAAGATCGCCTCCCGTTGCTGTAGCCACAAACGTTTGAGTAGCTCCAATATTACAAATAGTGCCTGCACCTTGGCCTAGTCCATTGTTAGTACCACAATAGCCTAAGGCTCTGTAACAGCAATAGCCACCACAGTTACCGTCTGTAGCACAAACACTACAGCCAGCGCGGCCACCTTGAGCACAGATACAGCCATTAGTGCCATTACCAAACCAACATACGCAGGTTGATTCGGAGCAACCTCGAAAACCCAGTGTGTCAGCATTGCCGCAACTAAACCCAATTACACCTGTAACATAACAACCAGAAGTTACACAAAAACATTTACGTGAATAAGCACCTGCGTTTCCAGGTAAGCCCCAACCGCAGCAACACATACGACTACTGCTTCCACCAGCTCCATATACTTCCATTACTACACAACCAGTACCTGGAGCACGCCAGCAGAATCCGCCGCAGAAATTTGTTCTAACATTACCTGGGCTAAAAACAAAAATTTGTCCTTTTTCAAGGTTCGTTTCGGATCTGTCACCCTCCCAATCGGCAATAGACTTTTGTTTAATTAATGATGTTAAATTAGTTGGCATTATGCTTGACTCGCAATAAACTTAATTCTGATAGCACCTGGGCCTCCACGTGTTGCATTATCCCTAACGTTCACGCAAGGACTTGGCGCCATTCCTGGGAATCCTGGTGGATACCAAGAAATACAGCCTTGTGATTCATAGCATCCGCAACTACGTCCACCAGTCCAGCATTTGCTTTCTGTAGGAATGCCCTGTGCTGGATTACGTCCTGCCGCGTTAATAGCATGAATATACTGCATGTGCCCTTGTCCGGACCAGTTACTAAATTCATTATCGTTTTCTGTACCAATTTGTAAAGTTGTTCCGTTATCAGCAAAGTAACCAGCTGGAGTTTTAATAAAATAAACGTAACTACAAACACAGTTAGGTACACAACCATAAAATCCAGCACAACTAAATCCGCCAAAGCAGTTTACATCGCCACCATAGGATTGTGCGCAACAGCTGGCAATAGTAACACCATTAGCACCTGCTCCGTAGTTGCAAACAACACCGCAGTTACTATTAATTAGTGTACCACAATATCCAAAAAAGAAAAAGCAACAGAAAACACTTGTACCAGTTGAACAAATACTTGCACCGCCTCGGCCACCTTGAGCACAGATACAGCCATTAGTGCCACTGCCAAACCAGCAAACTGCGGTAGGTTCCGAGCAGCCTCTAAAGCATAAGGCATCTGCGTTGCCGCAGGCAAATCCTATACAGCCTGTAACCGAGCAGCCTCTTTGTACACAGAAACACTTACGCGAATACGCACCTGCGTTTCCTGGAAGTCCGCCTCCGCAGCAGCACATACGGGCACCGCTACCTCCAGCACCCCATACTTCTAATACTACACAACCACAGCAAGGTGCTTGCCAGCACATGCAGCAGTATTGTTTTGTTCTGACATTAGGTTCAGAGAACATCCAGATTCTACCTTTTTCAAGGTTTTCCTCATCATAGAATGATGTGGTTAATCTGTCTCTAACTAATGATGTAAATGACGTTGGCATTCATTAACTCGCTATAAACTTAATTCTGACTGCGGCATTGCCGCCTCTACCGCCCTGATCTCTTACGCCAGCTTCGAACACAGCATTGTGTCCTGGGTGGCCTGGCGGCACGTAAGCATAACATCCTGAGTCTTCATAACAGCCGCAGCCTACACCAGCGCCCCAGCAATATGCCCAAGGTATACCTTGACTTGGATTACGGCTTACAGCACTGACCATAAAGTTATGTTGATGTCGTCCTTGACCGCTATAGTTACTAAATTCGTTGTTGTATTCGTGTGATACGGCTAACACTGTACCATCACGGGCAAACATACCTGCTGGTCCTGGGATATAAGATGTTTGGCAACAAGCACCATTTGGGTTACATTGCATAAATGACACACAGCTAAAATGACCGCAGCAGTTGATATCACCACCGAATGCTCTAGCAACATAATGAGTTCCACCTGTATTGGCATGGCCTCCGCAGGAGCAGGCAATACAACAAGCAGCGCCCCAACAGTTGGCATAACAGCATTCTGGCTGATTTCTTGCATAACAGCCGCACATACATACACAATTTGAATTTTGTACGTTGCAGATTAGACCACAGTTTTCATTGAGGAGTTTTGTTCCGCAGAACCATTGACAAGTAAAGCAACACCACGCACTTTCACTTGTGCTACACATGCTAACGCCGCCTTTGCCGCCCATGGCACACAAACAGCCATCAAACTGTCTATGACATTGATATTTAAAATCACAGCCGCCACAGGCATTGCCTGCTCCACCTGCTCCAAATGATACAGTATCACTAGCATCTGGGAATGTGTTTAAATTTTGTGCTCCGCAATTGCCCACTGAGTAACAAACTTGACCTGGGCCAGAGCAACCTCTAAAACAAAGATCACTGCTACGGCAAGCACCATGTGTTACGCCGCAAACAAAAGTACAACAAGTTTGCTTTGCGCTAATACAGAAAGTTTTTCTTACATAAGCACCTGCGTTACCTGGCAAGCCAAATCCACAGCAACACATACGGGCGCCGCTTCCGCCAGCACCCCACACGTCAATGACTATTATTCCTGCGGTGCCTGCCGGTGGACACCAACAGAAACAACCTGGAGTGGGATTAGTATTGGGTTGAAACGTCCAAATATTTCCTTTCTCCAAGTGAAATTCGCCGGGATTCAAATTTTCCGATTTGGTTCCTATCAGCGATTTAAGTGATGATGGCATTCGAATTTCCTAATTATTAAGCAGATGCAACAATCCAACCATATGTAGCGCCACTGTAAATTAATGTTACAATAGCACCGTTGGTATCTATAGTTAAATCGTCTGACACATTTTGAATTTTTGCGCCGTTACGGCCTACAGTGATATTATTTGTAGCCGCAGTAGCACCAATATCGATAATTTGAATTGTATCATTAACCAGTAAAGAACCACTTGATGGTAATGTGATTGTAAATGCGGCGCTTGCTGTATTTGCTAAAATTCTATCGTTAACTTGAGCAGAATAAGTTGTCGAAATTTCACGAAATGTCGCTGCTGCTGTTCCAGTTGTTGTAATATATCTTCCCATTGATTTCCCCTACTTCGTATATTTATGTTGTTGCAGTTTCTACGCCGTATACTACAGCACTAATATTAGGACCCGATGCCCAAACTACTACATTTCTTGTAGCTTCCACTACGATTCCTGTTCGTTCTAATACACCCTTAGCTGGTAGTTCTGTATCGTATTCGATATATTCAGCTGTTGTCGGTGTACTAGTTGCAGACAGACCTATTCTAATATTGGTCGCTTGATTGCTTCTATTACAAACAGAAATGGTGATAACTGAAAAATATCCAGCCGGCACAGTATAAACTGTTGTTAACGTTGCAGCTAAAAGGTCATTAGCGCCTAATCTTCCTGATGCCATTTACTTTTTCCTTATTAACGGAACAAATTATGCACAAGTGCATAACCGTCCAGTCCCTCATTAAAATTCATCGTTGTATTTATGTTAATTTGAGCACCGGTTGTTGTAGTAATAGTGTCTCCGACAATATACACAATACCTGCGGTCAAGCTATTTACGTTAAGAGCACTGGACCCACTACCAATTTGTGAACTGATATATGCCTTAATTGCTCGTTGTGTTGGAATAATAGTATCCGAATCCGCAGTAAAGAACGGATCAGTACTGAATTCTGTAACCGTTGCACCGCTGCCTCCTAGCGCAACAGATCCTAAACTCAATTCCTGTAATCCTGCTAGACTAAATGCTTCTGCATTTAGCGTAGCAACACCTGTGCTTTGTTCTACACTAAAAATATCACCAACTCTAAAGTTACCATCTTGGTCAGTGCTAGTGTAGAAAACACGACCACCACCAAATTCATTAGTTTCTACACTAGGATCTGGATCTATTAATGGCAATCCTGGGTAATTTGTATTTGTGAAGTTGCCAGTTCCAATGTCTAAGAAATCATGGCCAGTTAAACGTACTTGACTGTAACGAATTCTAATAGTAACATCAGTTTCATGGTCAGGACTTTCTGCTGCTTCAAAACCAGGACTTATTTGTATTGTAGCAGTATACCTATCTCCTTGTGGTAATAAGTTAGTCACTTGAACTAATTTATAGTACACATCATTTATTCCTGAAAACTGTACATTGGCTCCGGCTCTTGGAACTTCTGTTAAGTTTTTGATAGCAATAAATGTGCCTGTCTGATAAACATCAATACTACCGTTACCTATAACAGTTGCTTCAGCTACATCGTAATTAGTGCCTCTATTTGTAAAGTTAGGTTGAGCTAATACTCCACTGCCTTGTCTTGCTTCTGTAGCAGCTTCTACAATGTTGTTTGGGTCAATGATAGTTACTGCTGGTGCAGAACTGTATCCAGACCCTGGTTCAATAATTCTAATTGAAGTAATTTTTTCATCGGTTACAAGAGCACGAGCATAAGTCGTACAACCTGTGACAATACTAGCAGCTTGAGTAGAAGTAGTTGTATTTGTTGCTACGAAAATTCCGCTTCTATTTGGATTACCAAATTCTATTTCTCCCCAACCTGCAGAAGATCCGCTTAATGTTCGTTGCGTCCAATTTATTCCATTTTCTGAAGTTGCAACAATATCAAAAGTTGATGACGTAGATGTAGCAAAGAACAATCCTTGACCGTAGACTAGACCTAGCCAGTCGCTGCTTACAGGCATGGTCATTGCTGTCCAAGTAGTTCCATTTAAACTATATGCTCCAGCACCGCTGCCTGTGGCAATTGCCACAAATTTATTATTTCCATATACTACTCGTTGCCACGATGCTGAAGCAGGCAGAGTTCTTGATGTCCATGATGTTCCATTTGTAGAACTTGCTGCTTGTGTCCCGCCGAATGCTACCGCTGTCCAAATGCCGCCGCCGTAAGCAATATCAGTCCAAGCGGCGCTTGGCAATCCTGACATAGAAAGCCATGAAGTACCGCCATTAATACTATATGCTGCCACTGTTCCAGGCGATGCTATAGCCACCCATCTTCCGTTGCCATATTTTACACGGAACCAGCCAGTGCTTGCAGGTAAATTTCCGCCTGCTGCCCATGTTACTCCTCCGTCGGTACTGTAGTAGCTAGTGTTACTACCAGTAACAACTGCTACCCATCGTCCGTCTCCGTATCCTACCCATGAAGCAGCACCAATAGAGCCGCCTGAAGCCCAAGATGTGCCGTTTAGTGAGTATGCGGTTTGTCCGTCTCCTCTTACTGCTACAAATACTCCACCTGCTGCTACACCAGAAGTATCGAATGTGATAACGCCGCCGCCAGTTACCTTGGTTACTTTGACTGTGATATTATTTGCTGGAGTGGCACCGCCAACATTGGCGCCTGCTATAGTTATAGTGTCGTCGATCTTATATCCTGTACCAGGTGTTGTACAGGTCACTGTGGTATAATAGTTTCCAGTTTTGACCACTGTAAATATCGCACCTGCGCCAGACCCACCAGTCGAAGCAACACTTGTATAAGTCGCATTTATATCTCCATAGACTACTTGTCTCCAAGAACTACCTCCATTAGCAGGCAAGGTTCTTGAAGTTCCAGTAAATCCTGGACTAGTAAATGTTAATCTTGGTTCGATAATATATGCTGTAGTAACATCTAATGAACTAATAATTGTAGTACCTGAAATCGCATGATCCCAGCCGGCTGTACCGGTTGATTCTTTATAAATTGTGGCTACTTTACTACCACTGTTATAAGCTTGAATATAACCGTATTGTCCAACACCTGTTCCTGCTGTGATTAAAATTCTCATGCCTACATACGCAGCACTAATTGCAATATCAGTAGCAGACAATGTAATTTGAGTAGTATTTCCGCCTTGAGCAGTGTTAGAAGCTGTAAGGTACCCGCTGCCTCCTGTGCCACTCGAGTCACCAAAATCTTTAAGTCTTATATCGAATACTGCATTATCTCTAAATTCAGGAACTACAGACGCATTTGTTCCACCACCAGTAATAGTAAAAGTTGCAGTATTATAGTTAACACCGGCATTTCCATATTCAAATCTTAAAATTGAATCTGAGCCGTCAGTTAGTACAGCATCGACTAGTGCTTCTACTGATCTATTATCAATTTTTCCTGTGATCGGAGTTTCTGTGCCATCGATACCTTCAGCTACACAACCGTAACTACCATAAGAACTATTACCGTTCGTAGCACGGATTTTACCGCCATTTTCTGCTAGATAACCGATATGTCCATAATATCCGAACACACTAACGAGTTCTGCACGACCTAAGTTAGTTACCCATGCTCCGATACCATCACTGATAACTTGTGTATAATCATTAGCTACAATCGAATCATTTCCGCCATTGTGCAAATCACCATCAACTTTTAATCCTACACATGCCGTTCCGAATGTTGTTACGTTTTGAACGTATGGGCTTCTTGTAGCAATCCACACACGTTCGTCGTCTGGACCCCATCCTGGATCTAAGCTAGTATACGCACCAGCAGTTGGTCTACGTGTACCGTAGATATTAGGAGCACTTAGTGTTCCAGTTAGTCCAGCCACTGTACAATTTCTTAATCCTGTTCCATTTCTCAAATAGAACATGTCTTGTAAAAGTGAACCGTTAACAGCATTTACATATAATCTTGCTGCTACTAGCGTTTTATAATTTGAGTTATAAATTAAATCCCACTTGATTGCATCGACATATTCTCTGACATCTCGTTTGCAAGCATTGGTATCATAAACATATCCTGGATAAGTGGTATTGATATATCCCACTGCCTCGTCTGCTAAAAATTCTTTATTTTCTTCAAGAACGTTTACAGCATTATAATAATTTTCGTTAGTTGACCAGTAATTAGTACCTGTGAATGAAGGAGCAGTGCCGGTACTGTTTACATAATAATCTATATAATTTTTTGCTGCGGTAAACAAAGCAGCAGCAGCGGTAGCGGCTGCTAGAGACCCTGCTGGACGACTAGTAACTTGACTTACTGTCCCATACGTAGTAAATGAAGTATTATTTTGAACCACGTTATCAACAATTGAAGCTAAATGAGTCAATGCAGCCAAGCTTTTTGCTACATCTCCTATTGCAACTAAACTAGGTGCTGGTTCAATTCTAGTAGATCGAAGTTCATCTCCGACTACTGCGGTGTCAGTAGGAACTATAATTGGCAGTACTTCGTTATAAGTTCCTGTTTTCACAAAAATAGTGTAGTTTACTCTTTGTTCCGCAAATACAGAAGAGCTGTCATCAGCAGCATTTATTGCTACAGTTAATGCAGTTACTAAGTTCGATACTATAGTAGATGATGCTAGCTCTGGTTCTTTAGTAGTATCAACTAATTGTGTTACTGTTCCTTGATAAGGAGTGATAGTATCTTCGGTGATAATATCCTGCATTAATGTTAGAGCAAAATTAATAGCAGCAATCGTTTCTTCTTTTTGACCTAGTAAATAAAATGCTGCTGCTTCAGATCCATAACTGATTGCTACTTGTCTTATTTTAGTATTTCCGCCGTGACTTAAATCATAAACTAATGCGTCAATAATTAAGCCAATGTCTCTTTCGCATTTAGCAGAGTTGTAAGTGAACCCACCGACGAATGGAGCGATAGGTCCTGCAATTTGTGCTGCGATCCATGCAATAACTTCTTTTTGTATAAACTGTCTATTTCGAGCAATTAGATTACTTGCATCAGGATATAACATTCCTTTTTCAATTTGCTGTGCTGCATATTGAATAGTAGCAAAAGGTCTATCAATGGTTGACCCATACGATGGCCATGCACTGTCTGTTCCTGATGTACCTACATAAATTACTTGATTTAAAATCCCCCAATATCCCCAACTTGGACTAGCAGTAGCACTTACTCTTAGCACTTGTCCTTCTTTACCAATAGGTAATCTTGTTGGTCCAGCACCTCCAAAATATACTAAATCCCCTTGCGTGGTTAGTACAGAAAGTTCTGATCCTGCTGTGAAAACATTCCAATAAGTGCCTAACGTGTCGTTATCTGGTCTACTTGGTACACTAGACGTATGAGGATTAATACAGATATAGCTGTTAGGTCCGTATTTGGCCAAGTCGCCTAATTTATATACAATACTATTTGCCCAGGTACTGCGCCACTCAAATCCAGAATTAAGTTGTGCCCAATATGATGCATTAGGCGGTGCGTTTGGCGTAGAAGCTTCGTGATCCGCCGTTACAACATAACTATAACCACCATATCTTACAACATCTCCTACTCTATAAAAGTTAGGTACACCCCATGCGCCTTTAAATTTAAATCCTGTGATATATAAATCCCAATCATCACTATTACTAGTAGGAACTTGATTAGTATGATTAGTTTTGCTTATATAGACATATCCACCGTATGCAATTGTGTCGCCTGGCTGGTAAACTGCTGACGCATTCCATGTATCATTGAATTCTAAACCTTCGACAAATTGACTCCAATTTGATTCTGCAAAGGTTGTTGTTGAAGTATGCGGTGTTGTACAAATCCAAAGGCCTGCTCCGTATTTTACAACATCATTGATTCGATATCTAACAGTGGAGCCACTCCAGGTAGCGCGATATTCGATACCTTTATGTAAAAAATCCCATTTTGATTGATCTGCTTCTAAACCTGTAGCAGTTTCTGGACTTGTTCCTGCTCCGGTTAATGCTAGTGCATTGGATGTATGGCCTTGATTACATACATAACTAATCCCGCCATATTTTACAATGTCATTAATTCTGTATCGAGTGCTGACAGTCCAATCAGTTTTCCAATCAAAGGTTTCAGCAAACAACTCCCAGGATGCAAGATCGTTTTCTAGCCCAAGCCAGGTTGGAGCTATATAAGTGGCAGAAGTATGTGAGTCTTTACAGATATAGACATAGCCGCCGTACTTAACTATATCATTTAATTTATAAAATGTGCTGGCAGTCCAGTCGCCCTTCCATTCTTGGCCGTCGGACATTTGATTCCATCTAGTGGGAATATTTTCTAAATCTGTGTTGAAATCTGCTGCTGCGGTGTGGCCAATGACGCACAAGTACGTTTTTCCGCCATAACGGATTACATCATCTTTAATGTAAGAAGTGCTTTGTACCCATGCACCTTTCCATACAAATCTAATTCTACCTAGATTAAACTCTGCCATCTACTGCTCCGTAATTTATAAGATATTGTATTTATATTTTTTTAACTAACCGTTTTCTTGGCTAATTATCCTGTGTAATCAATGTCTGAATCCCAAGTATTTGCAAAATACGCCATTGATAATCCGTAACCTGCTAAAGGAGCATTAAATCTAATTGCAACATCCATGTTCACAGGTAAAGGTGCAACAGTGCTTGAAATTAAATTCGGCCCTACTATAACTGTACCTGCGGTTAAAATAGTTGTAAATGCGTCAGAACTTCCGCCTGAAATTCTAGAAGTTAAGTATGCTTTAATAGCTTTTTGAGTGGGTACAATATTGTTACTATCAGCCGTAAAATTTGAATCAGTACTAAATTCTCTAATAACTGTGCCTGTACCACCAACTGACACTCCGCCAATTCTTAATTCTTCTAATCCACTTAAACTGAACAGAGTAGCACTAATAGTCACCGTTCCAGTAGACTGTTCTACTTTAAATAATTCACCCACTCTAAAGTTACCATCTTGGTCAGTGCTTGTATAGAAAACACGACCACCGCCGACTTCATATACTTCATTCTCAGGCGAAGCTACAAAATTGTTGTCTTTATATAACACCGGATAATCAGTATTATTAAAATTTCCTACTCCAATGTCTAAGAAATCATGGCCGGTCAATCTAACTTGACTATATTTTTGTCTAATTATAATCGGAGTTGTATGTGCTGGACTTTCTTCGATTCCTAATTCAGGAAAGATTCGCAATCTAACAGTTAGATTAGGAACTATACCGCTAATTACTTCTGACTGAACAATTTTATAAACTACGTCGTTGATTTGACTAATAGTGAGGTTGTCGCCTGGTCCGGGGTGAAAACTTACATCTCGTAAGTATAGGGTGCTACCAAGCTGAAATTTATCTGCAAATCCAATACCTGTAATAGTTACAGTTGTAGATGTTGTCTGATAACCATTTCCTCTACTTGTCCAAGTTACAGGACCTAACACACCGTTATTTCGAAACACTTCTGTAACAACTTCTGCGGTATTATTAGGATCTACTATAGTTAGCGTAGGTGTACTAACATATCCTTCCCCACAGTCCCATAGCTTAATACGACTAATTCTTTGTTGCGAAATTTCTACTCTACCTAAAGCAGTGACACCACCGCCAGGCGCTGCACTAAAAATAACTCTTGGTTCTATACTGTATTGTGTAGTAGTATCTAGTAACGGCTCAATGGAGAGACCTGCAACATGATCCCATCCTGGAGTATCGTCAGATTCTTTATACACTGTTGCAATTTTAGTCACATCGTCATAGTCTTGAATATAACCGTATTGGCCTGTTCCTGTGCCACTTATAATAACTATTCTCATAGTTTCATAATTAATAGGAAGATTTATATCACTCGAAGATAAGGTAATTGTTAAAGTATCACCTGCTTGGGAATTATTAATTACATTTAAATATCCGAAACCACCTGCTGATGTACTGTCTCCTGGAGTTTTAACTCTTACATTAGACACTGCTCCGTTTTTAACAGTAGGTATAGCGATAGCTCCGGTACCAGCACCGGTGATTGTAAATGCAGTTGATCCAGATACATAATCTTGGCCGCAATGATCGTATTCTAAAATAAGAATTTGTTCTCCGCTCTGTCCACTCAGTGCTGCTGCAACAGTGGCTTCCCCAGTTCTATTATCAACTGTTCCTGTTATGGGCACTTCTGCTAAACTTACTCCTTCTGAAACAGCACCAAAGGTTCCATAAGAACAGTTACCGTTAGTTCCTCTAATTTTTCCGCCATTCTCAGCCAAATATCCAATATGATTGTAGTATGTAAACACACTAACAAGTTCAGTAAGTCCTTGATTAGTTACCCATGCTCCGATACCATCGCTTAAAACTTGTGTAAAATCGTTGGCTACGATAGATCTGTTTCCTCCATCGTGTAAATTACCGTCGATTTTAAGTCCTACACATCCTGTTCCGAAGGTAGTTACATTTTGTATGTAAGGACTTCTTGAAGTAATCCAAACAGATGAATCGTTTGTACTTGTGCCAGGATCTAAACTTACATAAGCGCCTGCACTTGGGCGTCTTGTTAGATACTGATTTAGAGCACCCAGCGTACCTGACAAGCCAGTTAACGTCATATTTCTAATACCCGAACCGTTTCGAACATAAAACATATCTTCTTGTTCGTACCCGCTGGCTGGAGATATAGTTGTTCCTCTTAGTTCGTCGCCTACTAACGCTACTGACGCTGGTATACTTATTGGTATTATTTCCTCATAATATCCAGTCTTAATAAAAATAGTTGCAGGCCCTGTTATATTTTCACAAGCATATTTTACGGTCCTCCAAGGACTGTCAAGAGTAGTTCCTCGGCTAGCATCATCTATCCCTTCGACGCTTACATAATAAACTTTTGTAATTTCAGAAAAATATTCCCAAGCGTTAAGTTGATCTTTAGTTTTTAATATTCGTCCAGCAGATCCAATAGGAAGTCTAGTAGATTCAATAGTACTTCCATCCTCTCCTACTCCAAATACTTTTATATCGCCCAGTGATCGAAGAGTATTATTAAGATCACCTTCTGAATGCAGGCTCCAATAAACTAATCCGCCACTGAGATCCGGTCTTAATAATGGTGAGGACGTATGCTGTTGTATACATCTATATGCAAATAAATCAAACGTGGCAATATCATTTAATTCATACGATTGTGATGTTGTCCAAATATTTCTCCATTTGAACGAAGAAACTACTGTTTCCCAGTAAGCAATGTTTGTAGGATCGTAACCTGTACTGTCTACTATACAAGCATATAAAATTCCATTTCTTCTAATAACATCGCCTATTCGATAACTAGTAGAACTGTTATAATCGCCTCTTAGATTATACCCAAGACTCAATAATTCCCAATCAGAAGTTTGTGTAAGAGGAATGGCATTTTGATTATTTGTAATCGCAGTATATGCATATCCACCGTATTTTACTACGTCGCCTATTGTGTATACAACAGCTGCCTGCCAGTTATCATCATATTCCAGTCCTGGGGCATAGACTGAAAATTTAGAAATATCAAATTGTCCGCTTGTACTATGTGCTGTTGTACAAATATACGCCCTAGCACCATACTTTACGATATCGTTTACTTTATATCTAGTCGGACTTACCCATACCCCAGTATACTCTACACCACTGTGTACTACTTGCCAATTAGCAATATGTTCTTCTAATCCGTTACTATAATTTTGTGCTGATATATGTGCAGTGATACATCTATAAATTGTAGCACCATATTTTACAATGTCATGTACTCTATAAGGTGTATTAATGATCCAATCAGTTTTCCAATCTTCTGTTCTAGCAAGAATTTGCCAATTAGATTGGTCATTTTCTAATCCGTAGTCTACAACAAGTGTACTATCGATTCCGATAAGGCTTTCAGATGTATGCTGTGTAATGCATCTGTACACAGTGCCGCCGTATTTTACTAAGTCGTTTTGACTGTATGGTATGTTAGCTTGCCAGTCGCCTGTCCAAGCATACCCTTCCATCATTTTTTCCCATCTAGGAGCAGAAACAGGAGGTACTGTGTTAGGTAAAGTAGCATTTAAATCGTTATAGAATCCGCCGCCAGATTCTGAATTATGCACTTCTAGACAAACATACACATTGCCTCCGTAACTTACTACGTTGTCAATATAATATGTGTTACCCGAACTCCATTCACCTTTCCAGGTATACTTAATTCTGCTTATTTTAAATTCAGCCATTTTTGCCCCAAAAATACGTTATTTTAATATTTATATACCGCTTGGATAGTCATACTTTTGATTAGTTCTAAGTACTAATTCTCCATTGTCATTCACATAATAAAGCAGACTTCTTTGATCCCAACGATATTGTTCATATTTTAAATTGTCATAAACAATTTCATGCTTAACATTTCTGCCTTCAAAGAAATCTATTCCTTCTTCGTACCCTGTAAAATTGTCCAATTCATCTCCGGGAACATTAATTTCAATTTGGTCATTTTGATCTAGCTGATTTACTCTAGACAAGTATAACTGACCTGAAGCGGTTCTTCTGATTCCGTAGAAATATTTAGGACTATCTCCTATGATTGCCTGTTGATCGGCTTGAAAATAATAATTACTGCTCATAATTTAACCTTATATGATATCTGCATAACTGATAACAGCGTCGACGCTGTTATCAGTATTACTTACAATTCTTAATCCGCATGACGGACCTAGAACTAATTTTTCACCGTTGGTAACTACTTTTAAACTAGAGTTTGCGGGAATTAGAATTCCCTTAACAAAATAAGCCGTCGCACTTGTGTCATCTGTAACATACATATCAACAGTCACTGGGTCATCAATAATATTAGCAATATTACAACCAATTAATGTTATTCTATTGGACGCCGTGGTTTGTAATACATCGATGGGTACTGTTCCTATATTTTTTTCTACTTTTGTTTTTAAAAAGGTTGCCATAATTTTTTATCCAAATATTAATGCAGAGGTAAGTGCAATGTCTTCTGCCTGTGCAGCGTTAATTCCAGATGCTGCACCTGCTACTGATACCCATGAAGTTCCGTCGTATATTTCAACAATTTGAAACTCAGTATTATATCTCATCATACCTAATGCAGGTACTAATGGTCGACTACCGGTAGCTCCAGATGGGATTACAACTGCTCCGGTTCCTACAATATGATAATACCCGTCATCAGTTGATACAAATTCTGTAACAGCTCCTGAGGTAGTATTTAATATTACGTTATTACCAATTTTAAAGTTATCAAAAACTACTACACCTGTGCCATTAGGCTTAAGTTCTAAATCAATGCCACTAACATTAGTACTGATAATGTTATCATTGATTTCAATTTGATCTACTGATAATTTGTTTACATCAAAATAACTACTAGTCATTGTAGCAGATAAATTACCGTTTGCATAAAAGTACAAGGTATTATCATTAGCGCCAGGACTTGATTCTGGAACGATATAGGTATTTCTATCTACATCACTAACGCCACCTAATTGAATCCATTGGCTTCCATTATATCCTTCAAACTGATTTACAAATGTATTAAAACGTATCATACCAGCTTGTGGAGTGCCTGGTCGTTGTATTTCTGTTCCTGTTGGAATTTTTAATGCTTGTGTACTGTTAATTGAAACAATGCCTGTTCCGGAAGGAGTTAATGTTATATCTTGTGCTGCTGTTCCAACAATTGTACTACCGTTAAACTGTAGATTTTCAGCAATAACATAGCCAGTGCCATTAGCACGTAGTTCTAAATTACTGTTTGATAAGGTTGTTCTTATTACATTTCCTGCTATCTGAATATCACTAGTTGAAAATGTAGAAAATGTTATAGTAGAATTTGTAACTAAGTTATTAACAGTTAGTGTTCCCGACACATTGGCATTGTTAAACGAACTTGTGCCTGAAGTTACACTTAAGTTTTGATTAACCGTTAAATTGTCAGAAGGTATCAGAACATTGCCAGTGCCGTTTGCACGTAGTTCAAGATCTGCATTACTTACTGTAGTCTGTATTACATTACCACTAACTAATATACTTTCTGTAGACAAACTAGCAGTTGTTATAGTATTAGATATAATAGTATTTGTTGAAAGAGTACCAACTACACTAGTATTTTTAAGATTAGTAACTCCGCTGGTAACTGTAAGACCTTGACCAACAGTTAAATTATCTGATGGTATTATAACATTGCCGGTACCATTTGCACGTAGTTCAAGATCTGCATTACTTACTGTAGTCTGTATTACATTAACACTAATCTCTATACTGTCTGTACTAACATTTGATACAAAAATGTTTCTCCAAGGAGCAGACAATTCTCCAAGATCCTTAGTTCCGCCAGTAGAAGGAATAAGATTTGTAGTCAGTCGAGCATTAATTGCAACAGTATCACTGTTAGTATTACCTATAGTAGTATTTCCACTTATAGTAACATTATTGTCAACTGTTAGTGTTCCGGTAACTGTTAAATCTGATTGAGCAGTAACATCATTGTCACTGGCTAACAACGTTATTCCGCCAGATGTGCTTTCTATTGTATTACCACTAATTCTAATATTACCAGTTTCAATTTTAGTTGGATTAATAATAGTAGTATTAACGCCGTCAGTAAATGTTACACCTGCTGCACTATTAATTTCTAAACTAGCTGGATTAAAAGTAATTGTACCTGTTTCTTGATCAACTACAAAAAAATCACCTACTCTAAAATCGCCTCGTGCGTCAACACTAGTATAATATATCTGTGCTCGATTAAGTTCAACTACTTCGTTAACTTGTACTACAGTGTTAGGATCATTAGTTGTTTCCTTGCCATTTCCAATATAAGCAAAGTTGGTGCCTATGAGATATGCGATAACACCTTCACCATCGCCATAAGCACCATAATTTCCGTAAACACATGCACTACCAATACTTCTTAACTCGACACCGAACTCACTATAGTCTGCCCATGCTAAATGACTTGCAGTCTGCCCGCCACTGAACGTAATTATTTGTTGATTACTAGTATCTGGTATTGCTAAACTTTGTTCAAATCCTGATACTTTTCCGTCAATTACAATATTAGTATAAGGAGAATCGTAACTAAAACTTTCAATTGTTCCAGTTGTATCAGTTGCAGGGTTAGCACTAACATTCTCCACTGTAATAGTGTCACCTATTACAAGAGTTTGCGCACTAATACCGTAAACTTTTAATCTTGTTTTTCCGTTACCTGCAAATCCGCTAGAGCCGCTTTGTAAATAAAGTCCTCTATTAGCAAAATATGTAAAGCAATTTAACCATTCTATTCTTACGCCGTTTATTGCGGTTATTGCGTCAACTCCGGGACAAATAAATGTTACACTATGAAACAACATTGTTGCTTGATTACTACTTGAATTAACTATGCTGCCATCAATGTATGCACCTTTACCTGCATCACCTGATAAAAATCCTCTTGGATCAGTCGGAGGATTAGTCATTAATCTTACAGTAGAACCGGCAGTGATCACACTTACATTTCTAATGTAAGGACTACGGGTTGACACAATCATGTTAGGAGCGAATCTGAATGCGTATCCAGTATTTGTTCCTACATCATATTCAAATCCGGTGATAGTTAAGTCTTCAATAGTGGTTTCGCCGTTTAGTAAAAATATGTCAACAGTTACATCACTGTCTGGTTGAATAATAACACTGCGAATTCCTGCGCCTTTAACTGTGACCCCTGTTGGTACAACTAATGGCAATGTTTCAGAATATGTTCCTGGATAGATGTAAACAGTATCGCCTGCGGTGGCTAAGTCTAATGCTCGACCAATACTGCTCAACGGATCGTTTTGATGTGTTCCCGAATTACCGTCAGCACCGTTAAGAGCAACATAGTAGATATTGCCTTGTCTTAGAGTAATATCTATTCCACCAATATCAAATGCGCCTGTAGTAACACTTTCTGCTTGAAGATTTTGTACCCACACATCAGCCCAACGTTTACTGCTGGTTCCTAAACTATATGTGTCGTGAACGTTTGGAATAATATTACTGGCAATATCTGCATTAATTGTAATGCTGTCAGTGTCATTGTCTCCAAGTTGAATATCACCGTCTGCGGTAATAGTCCCAGTGGCATGTAAATTTCCATTGACCAGTGCATCTGAATTTATTCTGACAGAACCTGTTCCACTAGCAGTGATGTTAAGATCTCCATTGATAGGAGAACTTACACTGATGTTGTTTCCGTCAATTTGAATGCCGCCAGCAATTAATTTGTTTTGATATACTACATGACTTCCTACTGCTGGGCTAAGATTTAAAATACTAGTATTACTGTATATTTGATTGCCTGATATTGTAATATCTCCAATATCTGCAGAATTAGTAATTTCTAAATTTGTAGCTCTTGCAGTGCCGTTAACTGTAAAATCGTGACTAGGTGAAGTTGTTTTAATACCTACCCGCTTGTTAGTAACATCTAAATATAAAAGGTCAGTTTCAAAGGCTAAATCTATACCATCACGTAGTAGATTTTCTTTAAGTAGAGGACCAGAAATTTTACCTATTGCCATTTTTTCACCGTTTTATTATTTATTGTTATCCGAATATAAGCGAAAACGTGTCGCTAAGTACACCCATCTCAGCTGCTGATAAAGTGGCGCCGCCGCCGGATGCAGTGACCCAGTTCGAACCATCCCACACTTCTAGGTAAGATTGGTCAATATTCCATCTTGATGCTCCAATAGGAGGCGCTGCTGGTTGTTCTGCATCAGTACCACTAGGTATTTGTAAAGCAGTTTCATCAGAAAACTTAACATAACCAGATCCGGTAGACTGTATTTGTGTAGCAGCATTTGAATTTAAGTTAGTAATTTTACTAGTTTGAACATTAAAATTATCATCAATGTTCAACGCTCCATCTCCAAGATTATAGATATATGCCTTACCTGAATTAGTGCCACCAGCATCATCTTCTGGATATGCACCAACAAGTAAATAATCTCCGCTAATATCAACTGCATAACCAAATTGATCAAAGGCACCAGTGCTAAAAGCGTTAGGATTGTCTAATGTATACACTAACGACCCAGTGGTTAAATTAAAAATATAAACTTTACCTGAACTAGAATTAGTGCTTGGAGTAGCGACTGTTATATTAAATCTTACCTGCCAAAAATATCCAAGGGGCATGCCACTGGGACTAATATTTACGGCGGCAGGAATTATATAATCTATACTGACACTTCCGGAACTAACTGGTTGCCCGCCAAGCCATGCCTTATTTCTATATGTAGCATCATCCGCAGTGCTGGTATATCTATCATAACTGGCTGCTGTACTTAATTTTAAATCTATATATTCGGTGCTACCGCCAAGGTTCAGATCTCCTCTAATATCTATGCTGTTAATAGTAATTGTACTTGACAAAGAGAGACCTAGGCTAGCTAAATCAATAGTGAGAGTGCCGTCTAAGTTGTCCGCCCTTCCAAATTCAAAAGTAGTAGTAGTAGAAGTAGTAATTCCTGCATCATCTTCTAGATATGCACCGACTACAGCATAATCACCGCTGATAGCAACTGTATACCCAAATTGATCGTTGGCACTGGTGCTAAAAGCGTTGGGGTTATTTAATGTGTATACTAGAGCACCCGTGGTTACATTGAATATATAGGCCTTACCTGAACTGGTGTGACTAGCATCATCTTCTAGAACAGCACTAACAATAGCATAATCACCGCTAATATCAACTGCATACCCAAATTGATCAGCGGAACTGGTACCAAAAGCGTTGGGGTTATTTAATGTGTATAGTAGATTTAAAGTAGGTGTTGTTACTGTTACTGTTACTGTTATATTAAATCTCACCTGCCAAAAATATCCGAGGGGCATGCCACCAGGACTAATATTTACGCCAGAAGGAATTATGTAATTTATACTAACGTTTCCGGAACTAACTGGTTGCCCGCCAAGCCATGCCTTATTTCTATATGTAGCATCATCCGCAGTGCTGGTATATCTAT